TCCATTTTAAATTCTACTCTACCATTTTCACCATCTGATGGGAGTGGAATATAAAGTGTTCTGTGGTTGCGACCTTTAAGTCCTGTCTGGAAAAACTCAAGAAGCTTACGCTCTGAATCTGCAGTTAACTTGGCACCCTTAACAGTAATAATATATCTTGGAACTGCTTTGTTCTCAAAATAATCTAAATTAAATCTTTGTGCAAACTCATCGCCAGCAACTGCATTCTTTGCAGACAAAATATCAGGAATTCCATAATATGTGTTTGATGGAGTAAACTTCTTAAAATGAATAACTTCATTTGGCTGTGGGTCTGTTCCAATTTGATCTGGAGTTTCTATATCGCCAAAATTTCTAAAGAATGTGTAACGGTTATAAACAACCTGTACAAAACCATCTCTATGACGTCTTATACGCATTGTTGTAACTGGAATATGTCCAAGATATCCAATTTTACCTGTAGCAGTTCTTCCTACTTCTAAATAGGCATTACCTGTAGATTCTAAATCTGTATAAACTTTTTTCATGTTTTCTAAAAATGAATCGTCTGAATTAAGAGATTCAATATAATCAATCATTTGTTGCTTACCCGCTTCAATTTTTATACGAAGCTTATCAAGCTTTTTTGGATTATCAATTACTTCTTGAACTTTTTCTGTAATTGCAAATGTTTCGTCAAACTTATAGCCTAAGCCAACTACGTTGGCTACTTTAGCATTAACTGCTGAATGATGATATGGAGATACATCATATAGTTGTGCTAAGTAAAGCATGTTATATGGGGGTTGTACAATTTGGAATAATGAATAACCTGTAAGGTCTAATGGATCTAATTTCTTGGACTTTGCATCTTCCCGCCCAGTAAATGATTTTTCTAATCTGTTTGCTCTGCGTCTTAAATTATCATTAATTCCATCTGACTTTTTAATTTCTTCCCAGTTTTGATTGAAAGGGTCATCAAATGTTTCTGCTGTTGGCGCTTGAGCAATTCCCAAATCTTCAGATGTAAAAATTCTTACATCATCTTTTTCGTTGTCATCGTCCATAATTGTTATTTTGTGATCCATATTAAGCTAACCCCATGTCTCTTACTTCTTTGATATATTCCATCATTGCTGGTAAATCTTGTGAGTCTGGTACAAGGCCCATTTCAGCCCGCGACTTTTGTTCTTCAAGTTCTTCATCAGTAACCATTCTATGTCCTGAAAAGAAAATAGGCTTTCCTTCATCAAGACCATAATGCTTTGCTGTTTCTTTGATCTTTTTAATTTTTAAAATATCTCCACGAGTGGCGGGAATACAAAGATATCCCCCTTCATCATCCATAACTAAAGACTTATCAGGCATTTGCCATAGATATAGCCCATAATTAACTTCTTCAACTGGAGTTATTTTCATTTTTGGCATATTGTTATAATACCACCTTATAGACTTAAAACGTAATTTATGTACTTGTATCGTACATTTTTAATGTGTAAAATTGTAATATTCGGACGTATGACTGCTATATTGTAATAATTAATTAGTAATAGCGGCGATTTCTTCGCCTGTCAGGCCTAATGCTTGCAACTTAGCTTGCGCTGCTAACTTTGCATCATTCTTAGCTTGTTCAACTGCTTCACGCTGTTGACGCTCTTCTGCTGCTGCCGCTGCCATTTGATCACGTTCTGCAATCTCGGCGGGAGTTAAATCAATGTACTCATGAGTACCTTTTTCAACATCAACAACCAACTTCTTTGGTGTATCAGACATATTATTCTCCTTCTATAACTATTGTATGAGATGAATCAGTGCATTCCCATAAACAAGTTTCTGTATTAAGGGTTGCAATATCATGGCATTTTGACGGGATAAAAGCATCCAGCTCTGAATCATAAGAATACCCAATTCCAGCATAATGTTTTCTAAAATTAGAATTATAACTGGTTTGAATCCAAGTTCCGCCTAAACCAAGTTCATTAGCTAAAAAATCTTGTCCGCGATGTTCTTGGTCGTTTGATACGACCAATACGCGAGTAACAATATTATTTTCTATTTCTGCAAAATGTGCCATATGTTTATCTCCTTTTTATTTATTTTAATTATACCACGGTGTGCCATTTTTTCTCCTTATACCGTGTATCTAACAATTACAATACCTGAACCACCAGCACCGCCAGTATGCGCTCCATTTGAAGCAGAACCTGCTCCACCACCGCCACCGCCAGTGTTTGCTGTACCAGAAGTGCCATTAGCACCTGCTCCGCCACCTGCTCCGCCACCACCTACACCGCCAGTTCCGCCTGAACCACTACTATAAATACCACCACCACCGCCAGCGGCGTAATAATAATGCGTACTAGATAATTGACCTGTACCAGTTAGAACGCTTGCTGCATCTGTTAATGTGTTGTAAGCGCCAATTCCACCCGCGCCACCTGTACCAGTATTACCTGTACCACCAACTGCCCCTGCTCCACCACCGCCGCCTGAGCCGTAGTTAGCATTTGAATTACCTACACCACCATTATTGCCTTGACTTGGCGAAGTAGAAGGAGTGTTACCAAGTCCGTATCCTGACGTAGATGAACTTGCACCACCGCCAGAACCGCCGCTACCAGATTGTGCGCTTTGTGTTGATTCTGCAAATCCACCACCAGTTGAAGTGATAGTTGAAAGTACACTATCTGAACCATTGGTGCCAAGAGCGTATTGAGTAGTACCACCCGCACCACCAGCGCCAACTGTTACAGAATAACTAGATGTTAAAAGTGATAATGCACTTCCACCAATTGAAGTTCTATAACCACCAGCACCGCCACCACCGCCTACGCCTGAATTATTACTTACACCACCGCCACCACCACCACCTGCAACTACTAAGTAGTCACAAGTCAGCGCAGTAGCAGGAGTAAATGAACCTGTGTTAAGAAAAGCGTGATACCAGTAAGTACCGTCAGTCTGGATAATGTCACCGCCTGTTGCTTTAGGAGCAACAAGTGGTGTGGTACTGACATTGGATACGCCGTAGAGGGAGAAGGTTGAGTATTGGGCGAAGTTGCCTGTGACACCAGTAAAAGTGACAGAAGTAATTGCCGCAACTGCTGACCATAAATAAGTTTTCAAATCAGAATAGGCAGTTGTTCCATTGTTTTCCATAATGGAATCCATAGAAGCGGATTTGTAATTGCCGCTTGTATAGTTTGGAACATAAAGTTCGTGGTTGCCAAAAGTGCTTGCAGTATTGCTTGCGCCATCAGTAATGAATTGAAAGTTTGATAAAGAAGCAGACGAAGCGGAAGCGCCATCACCTTCTAATTGTTTTTGTGTTTGGTTAGTAGTTACGCCATTGAAACCAACACTTACATAATCGTAAGCATTAGCATTTATGCCTCGCGCACTCACCTTGACAACCAAATCGTTATACCCAGTTTGGGGAATGTTGGAGAAGGTAATGGATGCGGCACCAGCCGCACCGACTGTTATTTTTTCAAGCAATACAAGTGTGTTAGCCATTAGTTATCTCCCTTATTTCGCATAACGAACAATGACAATGCCTGAGCCGCCAGATGCGCCAATACCATCAGCGCCCGAACCCATGTTTTGACCGCCACCGCCACCACCGCCGCCTGTATTTGCAAGACCCGCGCTACCGCTTACTCCCCCAGTTGTAGGTGCTGGTGTAGTTGAATTACTAACGGTTTGTCCGCCAGCGCCGCCGCCACCATAACCACCAACTGCCGCCGCAGCACCAACATTTGTTGCGCCGCTATTGCCTCCACCGCCACCGCCTGCATAATAATAGGTGCTAGAAACTAATTGACCAGTATTTGTAGCAGCACCCCAAGACGAGTAAGTAGATGTTCCATTACCACCTGCGCCACCGTAACCTTGTGTGGCTGATACTTCACTAACATTTCCACCAGCAACACTAAATCCACCACCACCACCGCCAGCAACTGTCAATGATCCTGCGATACCACCCGCATAGCCTTGACCCGAAGTTGGGTTACCGCCAGTACCGCTTTGATAAGCGCCGCCGCCACCCGATCCACCATCAGCACCATTTCTGTTTGGTGCAGAACCAGCGCGGTATCCACCACCACCACCGCCAACTGCTGCGGTTAATGATAATGCGCCACCAGTAACGCTTGAATTAGAGCCATTGGTTCTTGTAGATGCTACATAAGCGCCACCAGCACCAACTGTGCAAGTGTAATTAGTACCATTGGCTAAAGATTGCGAAGCATTGTAAACAAGTCCACCTGCTCCACCGCCACCTGCTGCTGTACCACTTCCTGCGCCGCCACCTGCAATAACAAAAATGTCTGCGCTAAGTGATTGAGTTGGTGTAAATGTTCCCGAATTAGCAAATGTGTGATACCAGTAAGTCGAGTCTGAGGTAACTACACCGCCAAGTGCTTTAGCGCCAACATTGGAAGCTGTTATGCCGTATAGCGAGAAGGTTGAGCCAATAGACCAAACACCGCTATCAGGTGCGAGAGTTATAGAAGTAATTGGTTCATTTACGGCAGAACCAGTAGAACCACGCCACAATCCAACCCAAGCAGCAGTGTATAAATCAGAATTATCTCGACCTAAACAAGTTTTGTAAGTTGTTGTATTTGCATAGTTCATTAAATCTAAAGTAAATACACCAAATGTGCTTGTGCTAGTAGAAACTGCATCGCTAATAAGGCGAACTTGATTAGAATACGCATAAGAACTAGCGGCGGAGCCAGTACCTAAAACTCTTACGCGAGAATAATGACTACCTGTATCACCATTAAAAGTAATAATTGCAGCATTACCTGATGATGAACGAAGTGAAGTAACAAGTCTAATGTCTGTATAACCTGATGGAACCGTAATGGTTACCGAAGATGCAGTAGCGCTTAGCGTATTTGTTGTTAGCGGCGTATAGGTAGAGGTAGCCATCGTTATCTCCTAACGGATTCCATAGAGGGCAAATGATGAGTAT